GTGATTCTGATGTCCCTAATGACAATCGCTTGGTCTTACCATCGCACCACTTGATCTCAGTGGTGTCCAAGGATTAGCCAGTTATCTTTTACTCCTTTTGGGAAACCACAAGTGCTTTCACACTAGCTCGCTTTTTATGCAAACGCTGTGGTTGGATTTCTGACCCTTCTTGGGGCTACGACAAACGGCATTTTCTCTCTTTCGAAAATGCCAAAGACGCGCTATGAGTTGCGACCTTGCCTAGAAGGTTCACTTCTTCTTCGGCTTTTGTTGGCTCTTGGGCCTGGGCGGCTGCTGCGGTTTCTGCAAGCTCTGCACTTGATTGGAGATCTTTGCCATCTCAGCCGTCATCTTCCTCATTGACTCTGTGCTGATAGATTTTCCTTTCGATGTGTTGAGCTGCCCGGACACTGCCTGAATGCCGGCACCGATCAAACCTGCTCCAGGTAAGAAAGGGTTTAGCGCCATGCCTATGGGTCCAGCTGCTGCTTTGAGGACCCCTACGACTGCACGCCACCAATCACCTTTCGCGTTCTCTCCCACTTTGACGGCAACAGGCAGCATGTTGACTGCTGCTGCATAAAGCTCAAGAGCTCTTACGTCGTAGCCGGCTGAAGGGCTTGCCAGCACGGCCAAATTGGGTTCTGAGTATGTCGGTGCACGTTCAACGTACACTCGAAGCTTCACTGTCAGCGTCGTTGCGTTGCTGAGGCCAGTGAAGAACACGCCTGTCGTGTCATACGGCATCACCTGATTTGGTGGGAAAGAAACCACCGATCCGTTGGGAGCAACAGCTCCCGGACCAACGGTGTTGAAATACGTCGCACGGACGACGCTAACCGCGCCCGGGTGCGGGTTTGGTTGAAACAAGATTTGGGCAGACTCCACCTGTGCCAGTGGGTTGTGAACACTGTTCTGGAAACAGGTGGCGTAAACGCCTTCCGAAGCTCCCCATGTGCGTGTGCCTTTGAGGAGGTTGGCTTCGGCTGGAGTCGAGGGTGGCTCTCGCCACATCTCGCCGGTGGCGCCAGCAATAAACGTCCCCGCGTTATTTGCTGCGCCGATTTGGTACCGGCTGCCAAGCTGGGGCATTCTGTACGCTGTGATTGTACCCTGCTTGTTGATCTCAGCAGTAGTGTTGGTCACTTCATACCCCATGCCGATCACTCTCGTGATGCCGCCGCAGAGGTCGTAGTTTGTAGTTGCGGCAGGCAAAGTGGTCTTTTGTGCAGTGGCGCTGACCGGGATGACGTTTCCCAGGGGGGAGCCAGCTGCGTTGGTGACAATGCAAAGCGGTCCGGTCCGACAGTTGTTGATGACAGGGTTGGGCTCAGTGATTTTGCTCCACTGAGTGTCCATGCTGAACAACCCATAATCATCAGGGCGACAAATGGGCATGTTGTAAATGTGTGCATCCCAATTGCCGGCCACGCCTGCTGGTGCTGCAAGCTCAACTTGGTACTGATAGCACGACACGGTTGTCTGGCTACAGTCCGCATCCGGATACCCCGCGACTTGGTGGTTGTAGTCGTGGAAGGGGTCGAGGGCGAGTGTGAGCCACTCTTTGCCGTCCGGAGTCAGCTGCCGCTTGTCGGCGAGCTTTTGAAGATAGTCTTTGCCGCTGCTGTACTGCATTGGAAGGAAAACAAAACGAAGACGCTGTCGTCTGTTTATTTGTTTGTTTTCGCAGCGCCTTCGCCGCTGCGTGTGCGGGTTTACTCCGCACGAACCAGCCGGATAGCCTCCAAGTAGGCATCCTTCTCCGGCAGGTCGCGGAAATTTTCCTCAAGCATCTTCGCCGCCTGATCTCTGTCTGGGTCGCGAATGCGTCGCACGAAGTTGACGAACTGCTTTAGCGGATTCTCAGGAATGCATAGTGCCTCACCGTGGGGGCCCCTCTTCATCACCTGGCTGCAGAAGTGGAGCTCTGATTGGTGCTTCTCCACGTCTGTGAGTGTGACTCCGAAGGTTTTTCGTACGTACTCCTGGTAGTCGTCGGTCGTGACGTTGTCTGGTAACGCCGTCACGTCGTCGTCGCCCTGCGTCATCGATGCGGCTTGGTAGCCGAAGTGGTGTCCTGCCATCACGTCGATCAGGAAGCGGGCACGCCCGTTGCCGCTTGATGTGATCTTCCTGCCTGACGCTTGGCCACCGATGTTTTCCCGTCTGAAGATCCGGCCGTCGCTGAGCATGAGCAGCCGGTATGAGTGCAGGACAGTCACGCCCATGACCGCCCGCTCCCACTGGGGATCGCGCGCTTGGTTGAGTAGGATGCGGCATTGTGCGTCGCCGCGAATGAGGACGTCGGGTGCGTTCCAGTCCCATCCTTCAGTGTCCGACCCAGTGTTGATGTTGCGCTTCTGTGCGTAGATGAGCAATTCGTCGACGTGTGCTGCTGTGAGGCCCATGCCAGACTTTGATGGGATGTGCTGCCACATCTTAATCTCGGCCGAGTCCTGCTTGGTGAATAGCAGACGTTCGACGAGCTGGTCGACGATACTCTCTGAGAAGATCAGTCGCCAGCGTTGCACTTGCACTTTGGTCCACTTGTGTGCTTCGTCCTTGCCGAATGTGCGCATCGGATCACAGAGGTTATGCCGCACTGCCCAGGTTGGGTCGCGGAGCAGCTCTGCCTCTATGGTTTCCGGACCAATTCTTGCGATCTCGAACGCACGCCAGACCGCGAGGTCTACGACGTGCCGGAATGCCACTTGGTTGGCCATCAGGTCTTTGTTGGTCTTGTACAGATGGCCGAACGGGAACCCTGGGCTGGCATCGGGGTTGATGAGACCCACAATGCTTGCCAAGTAGCTCTCGCTCTTCAGGTCGCTGAGTTTGCTGTGAGTGGTAGGATAGTGCTTGACCGCTTCTGCGTACGCGCGCTCTAGGGCCGCTGCATCAATGTGCTTGGCTGGCTGGGTGCGTGATGCCTGGTAGCGCATCGACGCCAACTCCGCCTCCGCGCCTCGCGCAGGGGTGTAGTAGTCTTTGAGCTCGACGCCCGCATTGGTCAACACTTTTGCTGCTGCTTCGGGAATGACGATCTTGCTGTACTCACAGTTTTTTGTTTGGAACTTGCTCACCGCTCTGCCTAAGTAGATCAGTCCGCTTTCCGGCTGGTAAGGTCCGCTTGTCCACCTTATTGCGTTGACGTCCCCGACTGGTGGGTACTCGGGGGCGCTTGCTGAAAATCCTCCTGCTTCGGGGGTTCAGCAACTCCAGCAGAGGCTTCTGGCACTGCGGCCTGTAATGGGGCGGCCGCATCCAGCGATGTCTCTGGCTTGGGCAACGCTGCCAATTTCTGCTCCACCTCGCGTATGACCTCCGCGTCCTGCTTGGCACGCTTCTCGGCATTGCGCTTGAGGCGCGCCAGCTCTTGCTCTTGCTTGAGTCGAATGAGGTTGTTGCGGCGCTGCTGTAGGTCAATGGGTGGTGCAGGGCTCAATGAGTTGCACTGGCGAAATTGTTGGGCTTGCCCTTTGCCCGGGGCATTCTTGTGGACACCATTGCTGGTTGTGCCCAAGGCGTTCTTTGCCGCACTCCGGTGGTGGAGGCAGCCGTCACGCCCTTCAAGAATCTTGCCCGTTTCTTCCTTCTGCTCGGTAACACCATCGCCCAGCTCATGCGCTTGGATGCGAGCTATTTGGGCTTGGCGTTCGCGCTCGATTTCTTCTTCTGCTTGCTTTTGGGCTGAGAGGAGGTCGTTGACTTGCGCTTTGAGCTCTGTGAGTTGCTCTTCGAGGCTCTGTCGGAGCTGGCCATCGAGAGCACGTTGGCGTGCACGCTCGTTGTTCTGTGCAGCCATCTGTTGTCCCACTTTGTTGGCTTCTTGCCGTGCGAGAAGGAGGGCCTGTTCGAGCTCCGTGGGTTGATTCTTTTCGAGTTGGTAGTAAGGCCCTTTCCTGGTCTTCTTGTACAGCGCTTGGTTGCTGCTACCGACGGCGCGCTGCATCCACACTGCTGCGGCGCGGGGGTCAAAGTCGCCTTGGTCTTCCGCTCCCAATGGGAAATAGTTGTCCATGTCGTCTGACTCCTCCCATGTGCGGTGGCGTTTCTTGCCCTCTTCGTCCTCGAACTCGAATGTAACCTTTCCATCTTCCCTGCGGACACCTTTGACCCAGGAGACGTTGCCGTCTTCGTCAACGGCCATTGCTTCGTCCCCATGGTAGTCGTAGTGGAGTGACGCAATGCGGGACTCGTCGAAATCTTCGTCGACCCAGTTGCGCAGCCCGCGTTGGTCATCGCTGTAGTCATCGCTGCCCTCTGACCTTGGTAGGTTCTTCGGAGGGAGCATCGGTCTGTTGTACAGCTCCACAAGGTTGATCGCATAATTCACTGGCTTTTCGGCGTCGCCGGCGAAATGGAGATACGCGGCGGTGTATGAATTTGCGTGGACACGGAACCCTATGCATCCGGACGCTCCGGGAACCGTCGACGCTGTGTGAGCGACGAGGTAAGGGGTCCGTAAGGCAACAGTCCGGCTGGGGGCAGACAGGTAAACGTCCTGGCTAGCTTGGTAGTAAAACTCTGGCGCTGAAACTGCACGAGTTGCAATCTTTGCTGTGGTTAACTGTAGCTTGCAGGCGACGCCTTCAGGGCACGGGAGTCGAGCGACATCCGTGTTCATGGCGTATTCGATCTGATCTGCACGTAACGTGGTCTT